CCCTGAGTGCTTCAGTGAACACACTGACCTGAAGTCAGGCAAGGCGTGGCCTTTGGAAAGCTATCGTAAGTTCTACATGACCAAGCAACGTAGGTTCAATATGCTATGGACTAATCGTCCAGTGCCAGAGTGGTTTGTACCAGAGGAAGTAGCATGAAACTATACAAGAATAGCAATGGTGTATGGGCAGGAACACAGGCCGATGCACGTAAGATGTGTGGCAAAGACTACAGCACTGTCGATGTGCCAGTGGACAAGCCTAGCCTACTGAAGTTCCTTAACTTTAATCAGGTTGGCTCCCATACTAGTAACGATAAGACTGAGACACACTACGAGGTGTACATACCTAACGAACAGAGAGAAAGTGAGGCGTTAACACCTGAAGCATTGTCATGGATCAGGTGGAGTTACGACTCTATGTGTAGAGGACAGTATGACGATGCAAAAGAAATGCTACGTAAAGGATTGGAATTAACAAAGAAGGAGAAAACTAATGGAAATAATAATTGATTGTGGAGACAAAGAACTTGCAAAGGCTATGGCTGATGCACTGTCTAAGGAAACTGGCGTAGCCAGAGATAAATTTAAGGAGAGTACAGATGATGTGGATACTAGTGTGGATGCAACTCGTGACCAATCAGGGAGTTGATTACTACCAATTGGGAACATATGGTAAAGCAGAAGAATGCCAGATGGCTTTGAAAGAAGCAGTGGTTCTGGTGAACCATAGCTCAGAGACACTGGCTTGCTTGGAGATTGATGCCAGATGATTGAAATGTTTCTCACGTGCCTTGCACTCAACGTATACTACGAGGCACGTAGTGAGCCTATGGATGGGCAGTATGCAGTTGCCCACGTAGTGCTCAATCGTGTAGCTGATGACTCATTCCCTGACGATGCATGTAAGGTGGTCAAGCAGGGATACCATAAGGGTAGGCACAGATGCCAGTTCTCGTGGTACTGTGATGGTAAGTCAGACAATCCCAAAGACAATATGTCTTGGATAGTTGCACAAGTGGTAGCCTACAACACACTGTATGGACATCACAAAGACAATACACATGGTGCTACACACTACCATGCTACGTATGTGAGTCCTTGGTGGCGTAAGCACTATGACAAAACTGTGGCTCATGGGTCACACATCTTCTACAAATAATTGTGGGGGTTTACATTACTATATAACTATGGCAAAGTTGCCACATAACCAACTGAAAAGGAGTATTATATATGCCATTCGACATTAACAACACATTCGACATACCAACACGACTAGACTTTGATGTGGAGTTTGAACCAACACGAGTAAAGGACAAGAAGTATGTCATCAATGGTAACACTGGTGAGTACATGGGTATCGTGGGTACAGGTTTTACCTGTGCCTCTCATGGTGACTTCTATCGGGGTGTCATGGACACACTGACAGAGAACATTACACCAGAGGAAATGACCAATGCTAAGTACAACTGGCGTACTGCCAGAGGTGGTGCATGGTCTATGCTAGACATCACATTGCCTGACATGCAGGTAGAGATTTCTACTGACAAGCACACAACTACGTTGGGTAATCGTATCATATCATTACATGGTATTGATGGCTCATGCAGCAACCAAGTGTTCTTTGGACAGATAGATTTCTTCTGCACAAACGGCATGATACGTGGCGAATACGACAAGGTACGTAAGAAGAACACATCTAACTTTACACTTAGTGGTTTCATTAGTGAGCTAACTCGTGCAAGGAGAGACTTCTACGAAGAGACTGCCAAGATGCAGGTGTGGGCTGAGACTGACCTCAAGTACGTAAACGTACAGTCATTGCTTGATGACATGATTGCATCCAAGCGTAAGTCTGAAAAGATGTACGAGTTGTATTGCCATGAGGCTTCACAACGTGGTCACAATAAGTGGGCATTGTACTCAGCCTTTACCAACTATGCATCCTATGCTGATGATCGTAATGGGTTCAGCCTACGTAATACAGGCAACGACACTCAGGCTATCAGCATGTTCAGTCGTGAGCAAGAGGTGAGCAAGTGGGTATCTGACAGCAAGTTCCTAACATTGGAAGCTGCTTAATGCAGATGCTACCACGCTATGTACAACAGAGAGTGTCACCTTCGGGTGACATTTCTTATCGCTTCAACCCACCACAGATGCTCGTAGATGAGGGCGTGGTGGAACGTGATGAACTGGGTACAGATACCAAAGAGGTATCCAAACTAGCAAAGGAGTTAAACAAACAGATAGATGATTGGCGACAGGAACGTGCAAAAGTTGTTGGACTAAAGCCAAGCAGCAAGGTAACTGATCTGATAAACTTTTACTATCAATCCAATGATTTCAATATGTTACGTGACACAACTAAGGTAGATTATAGATACTTTCTTACTGTCGTACACCAGACTATCGGGTGTCGTAAGTACAAGGACGTGACATCCAAGATAGCCAAGGCCGCATATGAAGAGTGGGTCAAGCGTGGCATTAGCTTTGCTAACCATGCGGCTACCTGTGCAAGCAGGGTGTACAACTATGCCATACAGATGGAACATGCAGAGCAGAATCCATTTGGTAAGATCAAGCGTAAGACTGCGAAGCAACGTAAGATGGTGTGGTCACATGGTGAGGTAAACAAGTTCCTTGACGTGGCGTACAGTGACTTTGACTACAGGAATGTCGGGTTGATTATACACATGGCATACGAGTGGTGTCAGCGTCTGGGTGACATGCGTAACCTACAGTGGGGCAACATTGACTTGGATAAGCAACAGCTTACCTTAGAACAGAGCAAGCGTAGGGCTGATGTGTTTCTACCTATCACAGATAACCTGACTGCCATGCTCAAGGAACAGAAGGAAGACTTTGGCTTTCAGCCTTGGGTAGTACCACATCCAATGCCTGTAAAGGGTGCGTACAAACCATATGCAATGGAGAGATTGTCCAAGGTTGGACGTAAGATAATGAGACTAGCAAAGCTACCTGAAGAGCTACGGCTCATGGACATACGGAGAACTGGTATAACACAGATGATAGACAAGGGAGTACCATTGCCACAAATCATGGCTGTATCTGGACATACTCATGTGTCTTCAGTGAAGCCATATCACAAGCATACTTACGAAAGTGCAAATAGTGCCTTGACACGTAGAGACATTACTGTACAATCGACTGTAAGGAGTAACATTGAAAGTGATACATTATGAGTGTCTATAATATTATAAATGATATAACACTTACAAATGGAGATACTAAACGTATGGACTGTCCTGAGTGTGGTGGGCGCAAGACCTTCACTATCACGAACAACATGGGTTCTCTGATTTGGAATTGCTACAAGGCAGGGTGTCATGTATCTGGTGGTAAGCGTGTGCATCTCACAGCAGATGACATACGCAAATCACTGGGTAGTGTTGCAGAAGAGACACACTCTGTAACTTTCGACAAGCCTGAGTGGATTGTCAAAGATGACGATGCGATAGCTGAGTTCTGTAATGAATGGAAGCTAGACCCCAAGGTGTTGGGGTTACTGTATGATGTGAAGGAACATCGTGTGGTGTTCCCTGTAATGCAGGGTAATACTATGGTAGATGCCACTGGTAGATCGTTGAGTAAACGTATACCCAAGTGGAAACGATATGGAAAAAGCAGCTTGCCATACGTCTGTGGACATGGTAAAACTGCTGTAGTTGTTGAGGACTGTGTGAGTGCAGCCATCGTAGGTACTGATGGATTTGTCGGGGTCGCAGTGTTGGGTACATCATTATCCGATGGGCATAAGAAGCACTTGTCACAGTTCTCAACAGCAATTGTAGCACTTGACCCTGACGCACTGCCCAAGACGCTACAGTTCGCAAAAGAATTACGAGGGCTAGTACCAAAGGTAAGTGTGCTACGCCTAGAAGATGACCTTAAATACCGAAACCAAACCGACTTGGATAACTTAACAACACTAGGAGACACATAATGGAATTATCATTAGTACGTAGCTTGATGGACAAAGAGTTCTATGACGAACATCGTGGTGCTAAATGCCCCGATAGATTGTTCAGTCAAGACATACGCAAGATCAAACAAGCAGTGGATACTGCAATGGACAGATACTCACGTACAGTTACACCTGACGAGATAGAAGCATTGTTCATGGCAAACAATCCCACACTGACTACAGCACAGAAGCAAGCATACAGTCACCTGTTCCACAAGGTAAAGAAAGAAACACCTATGGGTAGTGACGTGGCACAGGAAGTATTGTCCAAACTATTCCAACAGGTAGTGGGCGAGGACATTGCTAACCTTGGCTTTGACTATGTGAATGGTAGTAAGACTAGCCTTGAACCACTACGTAATATGCTTGAGCAGTACGGTGATGACTTCACACCTAATCTCAATGTAGATTGGGAAGACATCAGCCTTGATACCATCCTGTCTATGACAGATTTGGAGTCACAATGGACGTTCAACATTCCTACCCTGACACGTAAGGTAGAGGGCATCAATGCAGGACATTTGATTGAGGTAGGGGCGAGGCCAAATACAGGTAAGACATCGTTCCATGCTTCGCTTGTCGCTTCTCCACAGGGGTTTGCGTGGCAAGGTGCTAAGTGTATCATATTATGTAACGAAGAGGGCTATCACAGGGTGGCTCACAGGTACATTACAGCAGCCACAGGAATGGACAAGTTCGAGATTAGTAAGAACAAGCAGAGGGCAATGGAAGTGTTCGATCAGATACGTAAGAACGTCATGTTCAAGGATGCGACAGGGCGTGACATGAACTGGGTTGAGTCTGTATGCAAGTCATACAAGCCTGACATTGTAATACTGGACATGGGTGACAAGTTCGCCAAGATGGGTGGGTTTGCACGTCCTGATGAAGCACTCAAGGCAAATGCAATACATGCAAGGCAGATAGCCAAGCAGCATGAGTGTGCCATGTTCTACATGTCTCAGCTATCAGCAGAGGCAGAGGGCAAGGTGGTACTGAACCAAGCCATGATGGAAGGGTCACGTACTGGTAAGGCAGCAGAGGCTGACCTGATGATTATGATTTCCAAGAACCCTACAGTTGAGGGGCAAGAGGAAGAGGACAACCAACGCCACATCAATGTCGTAAAGAACAAACTATCTGGGTGGCATGGTATTGTACACACCGATCTTGAGTACAAGATAGCGAGGTATGTAGCATGATTGAGGTAGCATACATATCACACATGGGCGATGACCTGACAGTAGTGAATGCTGCACGTGTATCGTTTGGCAAGACATCTAAGTATGAATGTGTTGACATGATAAAAGGTAAGTGGGAGATGAAACCAAAGGATGTAAAGCTGATACGTTATCTAGCCAAGCATCAACACAAGTCACCATTCAACCATGCGTTTGCTACGTTCCATGTCAAGGCTCCTATCTTTGTAGCACGACAGCTACAGAAGCACGAGTACATGCCTTGGAATGAGATAAGCAGACGTTATGTAGATAGTAAGCCTGAGTTCTACGAGCCGCAAGAATGGCGAGGTAGAGCAGAAGATAAGAAGCAAGGTAGTAGTGGAGTACTTGAGCTAGATAAGATGTACGCTTGTGGTGAATACGAACATATAAAAGATGTCTTTGAGAAAGAGCCTGAAAAATATGGTGTATATAAAGACAGTTTAGTTCCTGATCTTAGCATACTGGATGAGGTACATGAGTGTGATGAATATGTTATATCTGTATACAGAAAACTTATAGAGGCAGGTGTAGCACCAGAGCAAGCACGTATGGTATTACCACAGTCCACAATGACTGAGTGGTACTGGTCAGGTAGTCTGTATGCATTTGCAAAGATGTGTAGCCTACGCCTCAAGGAAGATAGCCAACAGGAAACACGTGAGGTAGCTACGCAGATACAGAAGGTAATGATGAAAGCTTTTCCTTGGTCATGGAAAGCATTAGGTGAGTACCTATGAACTGGATAATATTAGTTACATTACATATGGGTGATCCATTCTTTATACAACACAAAGACTTTTCAAGTGAGGATGTGTGTATAGAATATGTAAGTAATGTTAACAATGCAGACACACTTGCCATAGAAGTAATAGCAGTGGCAGGTTTTAATGATCCTATATTAGATATTAGTTGTGTGAGAAGGAGAGAGGGATGAGACTAGCAGTAGTGATAGATGTGGATGGTGACATAATGTATGTGCCAGAAAACACACATGGGTTTGTAAACTTTCCCAAGCCCAAGTTGTTTGATAACTTGAAGGATGCAGAAGAAGAGTGTGGTAAATGGAACACTGGTATAATTGTTGACTTTGACAACAACAATAAAACTGTACCCATAATAAGATCATTTGATGATGATGAACGTAACAGAGCAAAGGAACGAGAGGAGATAAACAATGGTGAGTAAGACACTTATAGAAGAAGTAGAGTTACTTGGTGCAATGCAACGGCACAAGTTAACTTTGAAAGAAGCAACACAAGCTATGGCTGAGTTTGCTAACAAAAAAGAATTTGAGAAATCTCTTGACGATTACTACTCAAATGAGTTAGTAGTAGATGCAACACATGAAACCATAACAGCCGACTATTAGGAGACACAATGAAACTGACCCTTGACGTAGAGAACACAGTGACAAAGCGAAATGGCAAGCTACACCTTGACCCTTTCGAACCAGAGAATACATTAGTTATGGTGGGTATGCTAGATGATCTTGGTAGCGAAGACCTTGTAACATTCGATCACGCAGAGCAACAACCCACCACAGAGGGGAGAGCCATCGTTCAATATAAACTGGACGAGGCTTCCCTTCTCATTATGCACAATGCCGCACACGATTTAGTGTGGCTATGGGAGTCAGGCTTTACCTATGAAGGTGAAATCTTTGATACCATGTTAGGTGAGTACATCCTACAACGTGGACAGAAAGAACCTCTGTCACTTGAGGCATGTGCAGAACGATATGAGCTAGACACAAAGAAACAAGATACCCTAAAAGCTTGGCTAAATGCAGGTAACACTGTACGTGATATGAACCATAAAGAGTTATCCGATTATCTGTCAGCAGACCTACATGCAACACAAGAATTGTACAACCACATTGACACAAAGCTACGTATATACGAAGAACATATGCCATTGCAGGATACTGTCAAGCTAACTAACCAACTGGCTGTACATCTAGCTAAGATATATCAACGTGGATTTGCAGTTGACCTTGATGAACTAGCCAACGTGCATAAAGAGTTTGAGCAGGAGCGTAATCAACTAGTGATAGAGCTAGAAAATCAGGTACGTAACTTAATGGGTGATCGTCCAATTAATCTTGCTAGTACAGAGCAGTTGTCATGGGTTATCTACAGCCGTAAGCCCAAGGACAAGAAGTTCTGGGCAGAGTTATTTGAGGAACGTATGAGTGATCAGGACTATCGGTATCAGGTACGTAACAGCAGTGACGTGTTATACAAACAGAAAGCAAAGCAATGTGAAACCTGCAATGGTAGTGGTAAAGTATGGAAGGTAAAGAAAGATGGAACAAAGTATGCTAGACCTAACAGATGTCCTACGTGTGATACTGTGGGGTACACTTTTACTAATACTAATCAGGTAGCAGGGCTGAAGTTCTCTGCACCTACAGCCAAGTGGGTGAGCCATAGTGGTTTCTCTACAAGTAAAGACAGCCTTGTGTTTCTTGAGGGCATTGCACGTAGTAAGGGTATGACAGAAGCTGAGACATTCCTACAGAGTGTACGTAGACTGAGTGCCGTAGAGACTTACCTAAGTAGCTTTGTTGATGGTATAGCCACACACACCAAGCAAGATGGCAAGCTACATGTACGATTACTACAGCACCGCACAGGTACAGGCAGACTATCTGGTGCAGACCCCAACATGCAGAACATGCCACGTGGTGGTACGTTTCCAGTGAAGCGTGTGTTCAAGTCACGATGGAAGGGTGGGCAGATTATGGAAGCTGACTTTGCACAGTTGGAGTTTCGTGTCGCTGCATTCCTATCACAAGACCAGACTGCACTTGATGAAGTGGCTACTGGCTTTGATGTACATAGTTATACAGCTAAAGTTATCTCTGATGCAGGGCAACCTATCTCACGTCAGGATGCTAAGTCACATACCTTTGCACCTTTGTATGGTGCTAGTGGGTTTGGACGTACACAAGCAGAGGCTGCATACTACAAGCAGTTCACTAAGAAATACAGTGGCATAGGCAAGTGGCATGAGGCTCTCGCCAAGGAAGCATTGAACACTGGCAAGATACGTACACCATCTGGACGTGAGTTCTCATTTCCTGATGTACAACGTAGACGCTTTGGTGGTGTGACATATTTCACACAGATTAAAAATTATCCTGTTCAATCGTTTGCTACTGCTGACATTGTACCTATATCTCTGATATACATAGATAAGCTAATGGGTGTAAATCAGATGTGGTCATGTATTGTAAACACAGTACACGACAGTATAGTGATTGATGTTCATCCAGATGAAACAGAAAAGGTATTGAAGGTAATAAACAGAACTAATGAAATGCTAACATCGTTGGTCAATAAGAAGTGGAATATAGATTTCAATGTACCACTATTATTAGAAGCAAAAATTGGTGACAATTGGCTTGACACAAAAGACGTTGCATGATAAAACTATAAATTCGTAAAGTAGAAAAGGAGACTATATATGAATCAAGTCGCAATAAATACAAACTTCTCAGACATGGCAAAGCTCATGGGTATGTCGGTAGACAATCAGAAAACAGAGAAAGCATCTACACTTGCTAGA